TCCAAGTGCTGTATAATTTCCTTGCGAATAATCCTATTTCCTCGGCAACGGTGCTAAGGGATACGCAGAAGAGTTGCAGGGATATTGTTGAGAAAGATTGGAGGGAGTGGCTGAAAGACCCACAGGTAAGGAAGAAACAATTTGAACGAGGCGAAATAACCATAGAGGAGTTGGATGCTTATCTTGAAGAGGAAAACCTCTATCAGTATCTTGTGGAGAATAAGACCAATCACACTTGGACTTTCAGGAACAATGGCAACATCTTGCGATTTACAGGATTGGATGATGAAGACGACGCAATGGGTATGACTCAAACATTGTGCTGGATAAACGAGCCTTACAATTTCTCGGAAGAAGTATATCGGCAACTTGCCCAGCGTTCCAAGGTTATCATCTTTGACTGGAATCCAAAACAAAACCACTGGATAGAGAAAGAGAAGCTGAAAGAGACCACCTATGTAAGTTATTCCACCTTTAAGGATAATCCGTTTATTTTGCCTGAACAACGGATGCAGATTTTATCCTACCAGCCGATAAAGTTCTGCGATGCTATAACTTCCAAAATTCTCAACGAAAACAGCGCTAAAACCTACAATTTAGAGGCTAATCCTTTAAACCTTACACCAAAACAAATCAAGGAACTCAAACGATGCAGATACAATGAAGATGTAGGCTCTGCTTCCGAGTATCACTGGCTTGTTTATGGTCTTGGGCAAAAGTCCGAGAAACCGAATAAGATTTACAAGAATTGGAAAGTAATAAGTCTCAATCAGTATAACGAAGTCGCAAAACACGGCTACCGAAAATATTACGGATTAGACTATGGTTTCGCCAATCCTACCGCCTGCGTGGAAGTGATGTATGATGGCGACAAATCATTCTATATTCGCCCACTGCTTTACAAACCAATGAGCCAAATGGAGGGAACACTCGGTGAACATCTTAAATATGCAGGTGTTCCGATAGGCAATGTTACTTTTGTTTGGGCAGATAGTGCCGATAGGGAACCAGGGAGCGAGATAAGTCTAACAAACGATTTACGAACATTATACGCAATCAATGCCGTGCCGACTTCCAAGCCTACCTACAAGGCAAGGTTTGACTTTATCAATCAGGCACGAATATACTATGTAGATGATGGCGACTTTGATAATGAATATCAGAATTACGAATATGAGTATATCAATGGGCAACCGACCGAGAAACCTATCAAGAGGAACGACCACTACATGAATGCCACGGAATATTGCATTTGGGGGATAAAGGAATATCTTGGGATTATGTTTTAAGTTAGGGGAAGTTTACGGGGAACTATTAGGGGAAAATTTTTTGAAAAAAGTTGCAGAAATATTTGTTTATTATACAAATGTTTAATATCTTTGTAGTGTAATAATTAAAGAATCAGACATGAAAAAAGAATTAACAGAAAAAGAATGGGAGCTAATAGAAACCATTAGAAATTTTAAAAAGATTTATCCACCATCTATTGAATTAGAACTTTATATTTATGCATTATTAGATAAGTTGATGGATAAAGACAAAAAAGAGTAACCCAGCCCCGAAAGGGGCTTTAAAAAATAAACATTATGGAAATAAAAGCAAAAAAAGAAAGCATGAAAAATCAGATGTGGGATATTATAGTAGATGTTTCTTGGGCACAAATCTCACAGAAATATTTCGGTAAATCCCGTTCATGGTTAAGTCAAAAACTTACAGGAATAGATGGAAACGGCAAAGAAACAGAATTTACGAATGAGGAAAAGGAAATACTAAAAGGAGCATTATGTGACCTTGCAAATCGTATTCGTATTTGTGCCGACAAAATATAGGCTCTGATTCTATTATTACAACAGCCCTGCACCTTGAGCCTAAGTGCAGGGCTTTTTGTTATTCAAAGGTTTGGTCAAAGGTCTTATCGAATATCTTTCTTCCCCATTTAGAATTTTTGATTTTCCCTTTTATGGTTAATTCATTGGCGCCTTTATCGTATTGCAGGGCTTCCGTTCCGAATGGATAGATGCTGTAAGTTTCGCCATTGATATAAACATCTATGTATCCTCTGCTTGGTATCTTCTCCCCTGTGTAGATATCCTCGCCTACTCTCCAGCGATTGTAAAGATTGTAAAACTCCTCAAAGGTTACATTCGTGAGCGTTACCTCTATGTTTTCCGTGCCGAACAGCACACGGCTTGACCTCCTTAACCTTTCAAGGCTGATATTTTCATTTAAAACATCTTTCTCTTTTGGTAGGTATGGGATTTTATCTGTATCAGGCTCTACTTCTATTTTGCCGTTGTTCTTGTAGTTGGTCACGATGATATTCTCGCCGTTAGGTTTCTTGGACAATCCACCACCAAAGAGAGGAAACCACCTTTTCATTTGGTATTTTGGATTGTGGTAAAGATTTACGGCTGTTCGTTTGTTTTTCACGCCCTCGGCTGAAATAAAGCCATCTGTTGCCGTGGCGTTTCTGTTCTTAACCACATCAGTCAGGGTATGCTCTATCTTGGTAAGGATAGTCCCCTGTTCTATTCCTGTTCGCTTGTCAAGAGTCAGCGTGTGGGACTTGATAGCAAGGATAGTATATTCCCCAACATTCAGCCCCTCCACGATTTTGATTTTCTCCCCTACTCTGAAAGGCAGGGTATCCCAAGGCGATTTTGAGGCTGTAAGGGTCAGCACTCCCCCAGCATCCGAGTGGACAACATCAGGGAAAGAACCTGAATCTACATAACTTCCTGTAACAGTGTCTATCAATACCAAATCATCATCATTGTCGTTGGTGTTGTCGTTGGTATCATCCAATAAATCTTGGATTTTATACTCATCGATGATAAAGCCAGTAGTCTTGTCAAGTTTCTTCTTTACGGACTTTATCGGTGTAGAACATTCCATTTTCGTATTGAAGTTGAAAATATCCCCTTTCTTCTTGGTAGAATATTTCTTCGTGCCGAATATCAGATTGTTGTAACTTATATCCTTGTCGTTTTCTATGGTCAAATTCTCTTGGACAAAATCTTTACTTGTAAGGTCGTAAGCCTGAACATCTTTGAAGAAATAGTCTATATCCTCTACTATCAGTTTATTCTCTATAACATCAAATCCAAGAGCTAATAGTGGCGATGCTCCCTCATAGAATAGCGACTTGAACGAGGTGTTTATCTTCTCCTCGCCTAAAAAGATATTCGCCACGCCACGCAGGAAAGCCCCTGTTGCTACATATTGATTAGCATATTTTCCTCCATCTGAAAGAATGTTTGAAACCAATCTTATTTGTCCATCAGAATAATTCTCTGCTACCTTGTCTATGGCATCAAAGAGGCTTACCACCTTGGACTTCCTGCCGAGTTTGTCAATGCTGGAAGATATGGTAATGGAGCCGTGAGTTTCATCAAAATAAAACTGACTCCATTCTATGCCATTTGGAAAGTGCAGATATACCCAAACCTTACTTCCTGCTGGAATATCGCCAAGGTCAAATTGTTTATTATTGAATTGTATATGCCCAAAGTCTGTTCCTTCCAAAGGCTCGGATGATGCTATGTGTAGCGTATGTCTTTGGTTTATTCCTCCACCTCCGTACTCTATTTCTGCTACCAAATGAAAAGTTAAAGGAACTGCCTTTTTTACTCTTAATTCTGCAAGGTTATGAGGGTTAAAAATGTCGTAATCCCACACCTGCCTTGCTTTAAATCGAATGTTTGAAATAGATAAAGTCACATTTGCGAGATTTGAATTAGTAGTAAGTAATGGCACTCCGTATTCGCCATAAACAACATTATACATAGAGTTAAGATGTCTATACTTTTGGTGGGTGTTCATTGCAAATTCAAAATACCCTCCATATACATTGTAGTATTGTCCAATCTGTCTTCTGTCTGTTGAAGGATAAAATATAGGAAATGGTCTTTTAGGCATATGGTATTTAACCAACCTTTGAACGGAATGATAATGCTTCATCCAATCTTTAAACTGAAACCAATCCTCATCTTTTTCGTACTCTTTCATCCACCAAGAGGTTTCTATCTTTTCCTCTTCTGCTTTTAAGATAATTTCACGGCTTCCTATCGGCTGTATTGGGTTTTCATCTAAATTCTTCTTGGCGAATAGGTTTATCGTGGTGTCCTCACGAGTGTAGAACTTGTTTTGCGCTTCCCTCTTCTTGATTTCGCACTCTATCACTCGTTGGCTACTTTCGTAGTTCAGCTGGTATTTGTTTAGGTTAATTTCAAAGCCGTTGCCCAAGATGTCTTTCTCTGTGCCATTATGGACAACATACCACCTGAATATAATCTGCCCATCTCCTCCCTGTTCATCATATACGCCCTTGATGATGTCAAAAGTGCGTTTATCGTTGTATTCCAGTATCTTTATCTTAGAAGTTTCGCCAAGAATAAAGTTATCAATGTTGTAGTATTCCTCGTTTACATCTACGCTGATGTCCAAGGAGTCAAAACCATCAGGCTCTTGTATCTCGTGGATACCCTCGTGTTTCCCTGTTAGCACTTCTAATCTGAATATCTGCCCTACTCCACTTTGATATTGTATGTTCTTA